TTAACACTGCTCGTCACATCCTCAAATCCGGCCGCAAGAAAGACATTATACATCGTCCCTGTAGCAGGTGTGTATCCTGGTCTTGTATTCAAGCCTGCTTGATAATACGCCCAGCATACGAGGGATGAACAATCATAGTCCGGTCCATCTCTATGTGTCTGATCATATCCATGACTATTATCATTTGCTATATTAATCGCCCACTGAACAGCTGACTCAACTGCTTTTGAATTGGTGTCATACTTGCTGAGTAAGTTATAATAATATCTTGCCTGTGATCGTCTGGTTGCTTCTACTTCTACACCTGCACGTTCGAAGTTCTTTAAAAACGCACTCGCCAACCATTCCGGTGCTTGGCTCGACTTTTTAAAAGCGCTCCAAGACAGATTATATGCGGATGTTGCAATCCATTGCCCAGATGATCCGGATAATGCATCTATCCAGTATAGCTGTCCATTCGGATCTGTGATTCCATATCCATTCGCACTCGCCCAGTTCGTATAATTCGTCGCCGGTGTCCATTGCACCAGTCCAAACCCGCCGGAATAGTTCCCTTCTTTCAGACTTTGCCATACTCCCGGATTCAGCCATGACTCGGACTGCATATTCCCACATATTCCGGCTATTGCATTCAGAGTCCATCCCTTTGCAGAGAAATATTTATACACTTCCGCTGCATTCGCATCCATCTGACTCTGGCTTAATACGAAATTCCCTATCGTCCATCCCATCAGAAGTCACCTTCCTTTGTGTGGCCGCCGGTTATTCCTCCGGCCGTTACATCTACGTACGTGCCATCAGAGAATTCAAGTCTTCCGGTTTTACCAGTTCCTTTGTTTGCAAACTGTATTTTAGGCGTGTCTATGTATGTACAGTCTTTCGTAAGTCTTAATATCGTCTTCGCATTTGTCCCGTCTGTTGCCGTCCCGCCTACCGTAAATGAAAGCATTGGACCCACTCCATTCGGATAATTTGCATAATCTATATGAACATTATTGCTTACAGTTTTATCGGAGAACATAAGCACACCTTCTTCCAGCGTCACTCTTTTGTCCATCGCCTTACCATCAGATATGTATTTTCCCCAAGCGTATACACCGTCTTTGTCCAGTCTTACGATTTCATTCCCTTTCGCATCCAGTACCTTTGCCATTCCATTTGTATTGTTATCACCGCCAAGCGTCAGTGTACCGCCCTTAATACGATCAGCCAACATCGTTCCGGCCACTATGAAATCCGCAATAAATCCTCTGCCGGTCCCAAATGTACTCCAGTCCCAATCTCTTCCATCTTCAGTTCTTTTGGACGCAATCTCGAACCCTAACGTTCCTAGGCACATAGCTCCATACGTTGCTGATTCAGGATCCAAATCTTCAAACAGTATGGCTCTTACAGACTGCTTTTTCGCTATAGTTGACTGCGCTTTCATCTGTGCTTTTACTCCATTGATGATACCCAGCACCTGTTGTCCTATTAACGTTCCATCTTCCCTTATGGCCTGCTCTACACGGTTCATTACAGAAGATACATTATCCAGGAAGTTATACTGGAACTCTCCAAGTGTTACAGATTTGATTTTATCTCTCACAGCATCCCATTCCAGCTCGATCGCACGAGCATCTGATGTGATATCCAGTTTATAATGATTACAATGTACTGTATCTCCAAGATATACTTTCTCCAGGTCCTTCACATCCGCATACAGCTCTGTATTCTGTACCAGTTCCATGTTCACTGCTATAGTCACTTTCGGCTTATCTACACCAGATTCATACTGTTCTTCACATTTCCTACGCAGTGCAGCTTCCATCTGTTCTTGTGTATCACAGACAGTCACACCATTAGCCTCATCATCTTCGCTCGCATCCACACGCATTTTTACATCTTCGAATGTAATGGTTCTATAATGTGCTGTTGGGTATTTTTCAATCACCGGCGAATCTACCCACGGTTCATCACCCTGCATCATGTATCCGTTATAAGCTTTTGGTACAATCCTGGTTACTACTTCGGACATATCAATAGTTTCAGAGAATCCGTCTTGAACTATGTTCTTTCCATACAAGACCTGGACTCCATAATCACCGCCAACCCTTTCGTTAATTGTTACGGTATAATCGTTATATAAGATCTCCCCGCCCCAGCGATTTATAAACGAATTATCATCATTTCCATTAATCGCTTCGATCAGGTTCTTCGTCTGGTAATAAGCTGTTGACACCTTCTTAATATCCGATTTCGCATGATATCTTGCATTCGGTGCGGTCATGATATCTAATGCCTGTTGACCTGTCTTTTCGGTTGGTCTGACATCGACCAGAAAGCACTCCTCTTTTGCATCCAAAAAAATAGGAGTAAGTTCTGCACTTACTCCTGAATCATTCTTCTCTTTGCTGTGTATCCGGAAGAGTTGATCACCATTGAAAGACGGCATTTTCACAACCGCATTATCAACGATGTACTTCCAGCGACCTTCCGGATCAATCGGATGTTCCATGGTTGCCGTCCATTCTCCATTAAGGATCACATGAATGGTTGCTTCTTCCGGATGTAACGTCATATCTCCATTATGTTCATAGTCTGTGTTATCCGGACTATATACCTGTATCATAAGCACCTCCAGTTTGGAATTATCTTCAAATCGAATCCCTCTGTTATAGTTATCTCGTTTTCTCCCTCCTGCAGGTACAGATCATCATACTTTCCGGATACCGCCGTGTTGCTCAGCGTCTTATCCTTTCGATAGGCAAGCTCCCGATCGGTGTCTATCGTGATATTCTGTCCCACATCCGCTGTCATCGTTTTCCCATTTACCGTCAGTACGCATTTGCCCTCTCCACTAATTACATAGATCGGATGTGCCACTTCATACGGGTTATATCTTACGTCTTCAGCTGCATGTTCATTTTGTCCTTCCAGGAGATATCTAAGTCCATCTATCGTTGTAAATTTCGCTTTGAAGTTACAAATCCTTGCAGTTGTATGTTCTGCATCTTCAAGCTCTACTTTGGACACCTTATAGAAATGCTCCGGATCTGTACTGAGTCGCAATCTTCTGTAACGAGCTGACAGCCATTTTTTCACAGCTCCCCACCGTTTATCCCATTCTTCTTCATCGCAAATAAAATTGAAATCAATAGTAAGTTCTATCGACTCATAATCTCCATACGATGTAAAGATAGTTCCATCTCTCCCTGGAATAGTTACTTCTTTTTCTCTTCTTTTGGCTGTTGGAATATCCGGAAGTTCTTTTGCATACACTCCCATAGCCGAACCAAGCATATTGTTATATTCTACATCCAAGATCATGCTCCAACGGCTCCTTTCTTCCATTTAACACTCTGGGACATTTTTTTGATGATTGCATCTACTAATACATCTGCAAGCTTTTTATCTCCTAATTGGATATTATTTTCGACCGTAAGAGGTATTCTTGACATAGCTTCAGCTATCATCTGTGCAAGTACCTCATTGTTCCCCTGGTTCTCTTCCCGGATATAAGATCTTAACAGATCTATCGGCAAAACAGCTTCTTTTCCTGCTTCTCCTCCACCCATCAGGCTATTACCATTAGTTCCAAATATAGTCGGGCTGTTCAGGATTCCTCCCTTAGCATACCAGTCAACTGAGAACTTAGGTGTTTTTGGCGGTGTTAAACTGAATCCACCTTTTATCTTAAAATGCGGTAGCTTGATTTTAGGAAGTTTCCAGTCAAAACTTAAGAATCCTTTGATTGAATCCACTACACCTGCTATAAAACTTTTGATTCCTCCGAAGGCAGCATTTACGCCATTCCTGAACCATTCACATTTATTGTAGAGTGTCACTAGAATCGCAATTAATGTAGTCACTGCAATCACAACCAAAAGTACTGGATTAGCCATTAAAACTGCGTTAAATGCTCCAAACGCTGTCTTTGCTTTTGACATAACCGGTGCAACTTTCGCCCCGACGCTTATCACCGATGATATTCCTCCCGACACTTTACTGACTATGCTAAATACCGGTCCTAATGCTGCAGCAAGTAATGCACATTTTATGATCATCTCCTGTGTTTCTGGCGACAATGAGTTCCACGATTCTATCAAATCTTTCAATATCGGTGTTACTACTTGTAAACATTCCGCCAATACTGGTCCCAATGCATTTCCAACATCAAATCCAGCATCTTTCAGTTGATTAAGCGTAACCTTAAACTGATCAGCTGGATCTAATGTAGCATTAAAGGTATTCTCTACACTTCCCAGGTTATCGTCTAACGATGCTCCCAAATCTTCAAAATTTAATTTCCCATCCTTGCAGAATTCCGCAAGAGTCGGACCCGCTTTTGAACCGAACAAATCAACTGCCGCATTATATGCATCCGCTGATGTTTCTGCATTCAACATTGTATTTTGAAGTTCTGACAATGCTTCTTTCATCGTCTTCCCTTCTCCCGATGCATTTGTAAGTGCTTTTTTTAATCCTGTCATTACAGCCGATGTATCAACACCGGATGTTTCGCATTGTCCCAAGAATGTAGCTGCATCCGTCGCAGACATTCCCAATTCTTTTAACGATGCTGCATTCGTTACCATTAATTGAGATAACGAATCCATAGATATTCCTGTATCTTGTCCGACTTTATTCATCGTATCCAGCATAGCTCCAGCATCTTCTGCACCTAAACCAAATGCTTCTAGTGCTTTTTGCACACTGTCGATGGATGACGACACATCTGTATCATTAAGAGATGAGAACTCCACAAATTTCGTAGACAGATCTTCCAGCTCTTTTCCAGTTAGATGAAATCTAGTATTTACCTCTCCAACTGCAGATCCCGCTGTTTCAAAATCTGTAGGAATATTTTTTGCAATATTCCGTGCAGAGTTCTGCATTCCTTCCAATGCATCGCCTGTAGCTCCTGTCTTCTGCACGATGATATCCATACCTTCATCAACTTGACTCCAGGCAGCCATCACACCGCCTGCTGCCGCTGCCACTGGTGCCGTAACATTCTTATTGAGACTGCTGCCAATCTGTCCGGTTTTTTCACTAAAGCCTTGTACCTTTTTCGAATAGTCCTCTAATGTAGCCGCGCCACTTTCTAGCTTTTTATTTACATCTTCTAATCCACTTTTGTAGTTGTTCAAAGATGCTTTCGCATTGTCCAGCTGTTGCCTCGTTTTCGAGATAGCCGCTTCATCTCTTGTCTCTGCACTTTCCTGTGCTTTCAGTATCTCTGTTAATCTATCTACTTTAGCTGTGTAAGCTTCCGTCTGATTCTGCAGATATTCCTGTGTTGCCCGCAATTTCTCAGCTGACGATGTTCCTTTATCCCATTCGGATTTCGCAAGCTTAAATGCAGATCTATTCTCATTTACAGCATTATTTACTTCCGACAGAGATTTTTTAAAATCTACCGCTCCATCCGCTTTAAACGACAGTCCTACACTTTTTAAATCATTCGACAATACTTACACCTTCTTTCTGCCTTTCTAAATTTGTAAATACTTCCAGGCATTCATTAAAAAAGATGGGATCCGAGTTCCAAAATTCTTCTTCACTCATTCCCATCTTTCTTGCGCACACCATGTATTCCGCCCAGTTTATCTCGATTTCTTCTTCTTTTTCTTCCTCGATTTCTGCGGATACGAGTTCTTCGCCTGCTCTTTTTTTTTATATTCTTCTACCTTTTTTTCAAATTCATCAAATAATGTTCTTATTTCTTCCGGATCCATTGGTGTAAGCATCATAGCTTCTTCTTCATCCACTTTCAATCCGTTTGATCTGAAAATCACATGGATCAGCTTTGCAGCTGCTTCCATATTTTCCTCATCAGAAAGGTTTTCTCTTATCTTTCCGTTTTTTCCAGTCATTAATTTTGCCAATCCATCTTTCTGGATCATGTATAATGTCAGGAAATTTACTTTTACATCCAGTTTTGTGCCATCCGTTAATTTTATGAGTTTTCCATTCATTTTTTATCCTCTTTAGACAATAGCTGCGGCCAGTCCTTCTTTTGTCAGAATTGGCTTTGCAAAGAATTTATCTTCCGTCAATCCTTCTGGAGCTGATCCACTTTCTACTCTCGCCACAATATTCCCCGCTTCGTCAAATGGATATGCTTTAATCTTAATAGTATCCGTCTGATCGCTTGCTTTTTCTTCTGATGTGGAAATATCATCAGATTTTTCTATAAGTTTGCATTTTGGATACCACTCAAACCTATACCCACCATTTCGCAATTTTACGACCTTTCCATATGCAAAGAATGGTCTTTTACTGTTTCCTCCAGAAAGAATCAGTCCTCCTACATCAACCGTATCTCCTTTCATTCTTGCAACTGTATCTTCCGGAAATGCAACCACTTCCACTTCAATATCAATACTTTTAGTCGGTGTATCCGAATCATAGACCTTTCCTGATGCATGAGTATCACTCGTTTCCGCATTTTCTGTCATCTTTACGGTTTTCACGACTTCCGTCTTTTCAACTGATTCTTCATATTCACCAGTGAATTCTTCGTCTTCATTACTACCAAAACACACATACTGTGCTCCGACCGTCTGTTTCATTGGTGGTTTTTTCGTTTTGATCATCTTTTTTCCTCCTATCCAAATATTTGTTCTGTCATTTTCTTATAATATTTTTCCTTGTTTTGTTCAAACAATGGTACAAGATGTGCTTTCTTTGGCATCTTCTTTGTTCCATGCTCTACCATTGGTCCATAATACTTGCCCCATCCAGCTTTTATCTCATTTTCTTCACGTTTTAAAGCAAATGAATCAACCAGATGTGTGTATCCTGGTTTGCTTATTTCACTTCGTGGTTTTGGTAATTTCAGCAGATCATTTAAGAATTCTTTAGCTCCTGCTTCCACTGCATCCAGTGCTTTTTCTGCAGTTGCTTTTTCTGCATATTCTCTTATCATTTTTTCAAAGTCATCTAATCCTGCATCAAGTACCTCTATCCCCTTGCTCATATTTCATCCTCAATTGTTTCAATCGCAAAATATGAATGCCATATTCGATCCTCAGCTACGTATTCATGCGAAATAACCGGATAGATTCCTACTTCATTAAGCTTTTCCCTTAATTTCAGTAGTTTTTCGTCTCTTGGTTTTTTTGCATAGAAACTTATCTGTCTTGTAACTTTGTCTGCATATCTTCCTCCGGATGTTCTGACATAATCCCATAAGATTTCCCAGTAATCAATTCTCGGAAATATTTTTTCTTTCTTCAGGTCTACGGTGATTCCTTCGTTAACCGGACATCCTGTATCATGCAAGAGGTTACTCAGTTCCTTCTGTGTCATCTTCAATAACCTCCCTGTCTATCGTTGGTGTCTTAAGTGTCAGCTCCGTTTCTTTAAAGCCGTCTTTCGTAGTCACATGCGCTGCATTGTAGATTTCATGCTGCGTTCCAGCAATCATGCAAATGTAGCCACTGTTAATTCTCCTGTATTGTTGAATACTGATTTTCATCGTTACTTCTATGCTCAGAGAGGAAAGTTTTGCCCTAGTGGTGTCGAATATAGACAACTCTCTGTACCAAACCGGTGGCAGATCTATCTTTTTAATTTTTTCTTCCGGATAATCTTCCACATTATCGGTTTTGATTTCATAGAATTCTACTACTCCATCTGTGTATTCTGGTAATTCCACGCCTATACCTCCGTTTCCATCTGCCACGTTGTTATAATGCTTCCATAATTTTCAAAAAACTCACTGGTCTTGTGATAGAAAGCATAATACATATAGTTTTTCAGTAGCGATCTATACAGCAGATCTTCGGTGATACTGCACCCGGAATTCAATTTTCCCAGGTGCATTTCTCCTTCTTTTGCATAGTTCTTAAGTTCCGAATCAGGATGGTATGGCGGGATTTGATAATCATCCCGCATTTCTTTCACAAGTGCATTTAATTCTGCTTCGTTCATTATTCAATCCCGCCTTCCGTAGTTCTTATACAGTTTTTTCAATAACCGTCTGTGTAACCGGCAGCACGTATTCTTCCAGTTTGGTCACATCAAAGATAACTGCCACATTGTCGTCTACTGCACGTCCGTTTGCATAGCATGATGCAATAATGAGATCTGCATTTTCCATAGCCTTTGTCTGGTCATACTCATTGACTCTCACACCTGTTGTTCCCATAGTGTAGTATCCAGCGATTGTAAATGCAGCCTTTCCTTTCGGACAGTTGGCATCAACAATTTTTTCGATGTCAATGAATGACTTGTTGACATAGCCGCCTGTCAGAGCCTCTCCATACAAGCATGGATCCACATATTCTGCTTCGTCTGACGGATTGCAGATAAGATAGAGCTTATCAACCACACGTTTTCCATCATTAGTAAGAGTTTTTCTCACCGGAGCAAGTCCCTTCGGAGAGAATTTTGTAACCGTAGTGAGAACAGTTTTCGCTTTGTTTGTTCCGGCGGACTCTACTGTTTCAATCTGACGGAAGATTCCGATCGGACCTGTCTTTCCATCTCCATCAATGTAACCTTTTACAAGTCCATCCTGCATAGCCTCAGACAGGATCGCCATGAAATAGCGATCAACGAATTCTAGAGACAGCTCTCTAATTGCTTTCGGAATGACAAGGTACGCTGACAACATGTGGAGTTCAATGTTCAGAGATGTGATTTCGGCTGACAGTTCGCCTTTAATTGCATCCGTAAGAGCACCCCACACAGCAGCTCCTGAATGAGATGCTACAATCCATTTCTTCACATTTGCCGGCGCCATATTTACAAGTTTCAGGATTGGCGATGCTTTCTTAACATCATCCAGTGTACGATCAATAATCTCTGTCGGAATGATGTCGATCTGGTTTGCTGTGAACGCCTGCTTGATATCCTTAAAGTTCTCGTAGAATTTCTTCTCTTCCTGCGAAAGGTTTCTAAGTCCGAGTTTACTCTTGTACTCAGCATCTCTGCTTGCTCTTTCTGCTTCTGCTACAATCTGCCCGATCAGCTCTGCATGCGTTGCTTCCTGGATCATTTCAATCGACTGCATAATCGCATCTGCTTTCTGATCCGCCGGAGCATCCTCCAGTAACTGTTTAACTTTGTCTTTTACTTCCTGTGATAAATCTTCAATTTTCATTTTTCGTCTCCTTTTCTCAATTAAAAAAGCACCTATCCGGTGCTATCTTTTTCCATGTTTCTACCGGTGTCAGAATCTGACACCGCTTATTTGAAGAATTCGCCCCACCCAGTGCTGTCTTTTTCTTCTTTCTTTGGTTCTTTTTTATTTAATATTGGTGCGATTTTTCCTACAATCATTTCTGCAATCTGGTCCACTGCTTCAATTGTATTTTTCTGCAGCATACGATTTCTAACAATCTGGAATGCAGACTGGTTCGCTTTCTCATCCTTTTCTTCTGCTTCTGTCCTGGTTGCCAGTCCATATTCTACTGCTTCATCCGCTGTGATCCACGATTCATCATTCATCAATTCCTTGATTTTTTCTTCAGAAATAGTTGCTTTACTTTTATACGCATTCACGGATGCCTGCGTAATCTTTTCAAGATCTGCTGCCTGCTTTTTCAAAGCGTTTGAGTCACCTTTTGCGTACGTCCAAGCATTATGGATCATGAGCAGTGACGCTTCCTTGATAATTCTTTCATCTCCAGACATAAATACAACCGATGCTGCAGAACAAGCAAATCCATCACATACAGTGGTTACTTTCATTTTGCTGTCTTTCAACGTGTTGTAAATCGCCAGTCCTTCTGCAACTTCTCCGCCATAGCTGTTAATGTGTACCGTGATATTTTCTACATCCAGATTCTGTAATTTCTTCACCAAACCATATGACGATTCATCACCTTCATACCATGGCCACGATGTTATATCCCCGAAGATATACAATTCAGCCGACTTGTTATCCTCGTCTGTTTCCAACATGTAATACCTGTTTTTCATGCCATTCTCCTTTCTTCGCATTGTTATTTAACGGATAACTCCGAGATAATTGGATCACCTCCCTAAGCTGTGTTAACTGGTTTCTGCATTCGAATTGTCCTCCTCTCCTGTAGTGTAGTTTTTTGTCAATGCTCTTGCTTGGCTAAATTCTGTATTTAATGCCGGATATCCTACCATCTCCCGGATTTCGTCAAATGTCCAGCCGTTAGATCTAAGCTTGTCCAGGTTATTCGCACTATCTACTACGTCCACATGCTTAAATCTTGCAAGCCACACCATCACTCGTTCTTTCTTGTCTGTATAATCTTTTTCTCCTACAAGCTTCGCTGTCAACTCATCGTTAATCGCTTCTGCGATCGGTCCTACTGCATATGTGATGAACTCATTTGTAGCATCGCTCTTTTCTGTTATGTTTCCGCCAAATACTGCCTGTGGAATATCGTAAGCTTCTGCTGTTGCATTATCTATTTCCTCTTTGATTTTTACGAGTTCTTCCGCTTTCGTCGCTGTCTGTATACCAAGCTGCTCCAGTGCGATTCCATTCGATTCCGTAATGATAGCAAGGCTTTCTGATTCCAGAAGCTTCTTTAATTCTTCCGTGTATTCTTCTTTCGTGATCTTTTTATCGTTTTCTCCATCTTTTCCTCTTCGTACAAGATTAAGTTGTCCCGGTACTTTTAGCTTAAATTTTGGTGTATTTGCAATCTGCACCATTGCATTGATTGAATTCGCCGTTTTTTCGTACTGTGATAGTACGGAATTTAAAAGTACCTTTATTTTTGAATTGTCATACCTTAAATGGATTACATCACTTGATAAAAACGATTTGTAAAGCGTATACTGCTTTTTGGCCGCTTCAATCGTTATGTTACTATACAGTCTTCCAGTCATTACGTTATCCGATTCCTGGAAGCTCTGTGTCCGGTAATATTTCTCTCCAATCCGGATTATCACAGCCTCCCCTTCTCTCAAAAGCTTTTTTACAACTTTTGTCCAGAAGTACGTCCCATTCTCATTATCATTCGGCTGCACATTAAGTCTGTACTCATATTTTCTTTTATGTTCGCTCTGCGTCTGAATCAGAATATCCGACTTTGCTATAGCTTTTGCTATCATGGTTTCCGCTTTTTCCACCGCCAGCTTCTCTATATTTAGTTTTTCGAGCTCAATCGTTATCGTTTCCGCAAGCGATTGTAATTCGTTATTTTTGTCCTTGAATGAAAAATTAAACATCGTTCCTCCTACTAAATGTAGATTACCTGCATTTCTATCTCATCTTTGCTAAACATGGCCACATCAAAAGCCATGAATCCGTCATTTTTCCTCAACTTCGGTTCTATCTTTCCGAATGTCTTGTTCCCGTATTTATCCTCTGTGACGCTCGTATTATTGGTGTACCAGCGCATTATGGAAGACGGTCCATAATTAATCATGTGCTGACTGAATAACGCCTGGATCGCCGGTGCAATAATTCCCGTTGCAGATGTAATCTTTCTCACAAGCCTTACTATTCCGTCTTTATTTTTCTTATCTTCAACCGTCAATCCCACGGCTTCGAATGCCATTTTGAACAGATTGTATCTGTACGTATCCATTGTAATTTTCTTAACCTCATAATCCTGCATCTTGTCTAAGCACCACGCTACTATAGTATTCACATCTATGACTGGTCCTGGTACTACTTCGTAATCCTCGAACTCCGGTTGTCCCATATTCTGCATAATCGGGAACTTGATAGAACTCAGGAACGGAGAATCTTCACAGATCCACGTATGCTGTCTCCAAATGTATTCTCCAGTTTCATAGTCCTTTGTCAGGATCCCTGCGCTTGCGAAGTCCCGCACGTCCGCATAGTCAATTCCGATTATCGCCAACTGTCCTTTCGTGTTCTTAGTGATCCTTGGAATTTTCTTTTCCAGTTCTTCCCTTGTCTCTCCTTCGTAACATGCCCGTAGAATGTTCTGCCACGTCGTGACCGTTTCTTCTTCTCTTCTGGCCGGAAGGTTCATTCTCTTTGTCAGGAATTCTGCTCGCTTGGATGGAATCTTTTTCTGTTCCAGATAATCATGCATAATGCGGTTTGCCAGAATTGGCAGAAATTCCAGTGATGGATTTGCTTTATGCCATGCATCTGGATTCTCTGCTTCTTTCAGATCGTCTATCTCACATATGAATGGAAAATACCCCAGCGGGTTTTCTCCCGTTTCAAGAATTTCCATACACATTGCGGATATTTCATCCAGAGGACCGTCTCTGACATATCCGTCTGTCGTGATTATGAATTCCCGTGAATGCTTAACTTTACCGAACGATGATTCAAATACATTGATCTGATCATAATTTTCATATGCGTGTATCTCATTGAGCACCAGGCAACCGGTTCTTTTTCCATCCTTTGTTTTTGCATTGGATGTGTTATATTTCATTTCTGCACCGGTTACAAGGTTTGAGATCAGCTCCTTTGTGACCGAGAACTTGCCTTTAAACTTAGGATTATCATGCAGCATGTCATACGCTACTTTGAACGTATCTTTTACCTGGTCTTCCGAATTCGCTACAATTTCTACGTGATAATTCATTACTCCGTATAGTGGAGTCTGAAAAAAATTCACCAGCGGTATGATGAAACCATCTTTTCCATTTCCACGTCCCTCTTTTATGAAAAACGTGGGGAAAACCGGAATGTCATCTTTGTACATAAATGCAAATGCATAAATGAACTTTTGAAACGGAAATAATTTGTAATAATTGCTTTCACAATACTTAATACAATTCCTATATGTTTTTTCATCAAAAAAAACATCGTCCCGCTTCATCAACGGCTTTACGATGTTTTCAAAGAGTAATTTTCTTTTTTTATTTATCCAGTTCGGATGTTCTTCGGCATATTTGAGATAATTATCAATCTCTTTACAGATAACCATCTGTAGGGTTCTCCGGCTCTGGTACCGGCTCTTTCAATTTTAGATCTGCCAAGATTTTCAACATAGTGGCCGTAGTTTTCTGCAAATTGACAACACTTTCATTTGCTTTTTCTACCGTCATTCCATTTCCATTCACAGTCTCATATCTTAATCCTTTGTTCTTTATATCGGCTATGAGTTTCTTTTTCAGAGACCAGTAATATATATAATCATTCACTAGATCCATGTAGAACTCTGCATTCATTCCACGTAGCTCCAGCTGTCTGATCAACGACATTTTTACGTCTTTTTGTGTCAATTTGCTCACCTCTTTTCGCTCAAATCATGCCTTTTCGTAACTTTTTTTGCTAAAAAAACACGGGTTTTATGCCCGTGTCAAAAAAATTTCTTCTTAAAGTAAATTTAAAAATCTGATACCCTTACCCTTTTCACGCGAGATTTTCATTTTTCTCCAGAGTCATGGCCACATCCCCGTTCTCCACCCGCAAAAAATTCGCTGAGAATTTACCCGGGGGTGTTATAAAAAAAATTGAGAGCAGCTGTGGACTCGAACCACACATGCGACGGCTTGCACCGTCCGCTTGTCCCTCCTAAGCTATGTCTGCCCTCTATGTAGCTACCATCTTTCTTCTGTCAGTCTCTTCTTTCTCTTTCTTCTTACAAGTGTGTGTCTGTTATGCCGTATATCATGGCACGTATGACACAGACCGATCAGGTTGTCATCATCCAATGCAAGTTCCGGATGTTCTTTCAGTTCCTGGATATGATGTACTTCTGTTGCTCTTCTTACCTTCCTATCCTCTGGTGTTAATCGTATACCTTCCTCTACTGCTTTCCTTATTCGGACTATGCAGTCCTGGCATTCATTACGATCCCTTATCAGGATATCTATTCTTTTTTTCTTCCACTCCTTAGAGTTGTAAAAATGTTTTGCTTCTTTATCCGTCATTACTCATATAGCCTGCGCATCCCTGTTCTGCCGGACAATGTTCTCCTCCATTCAGTATCCAGTAATACAGGCATCCTTTATTCTTGCACGTCTCCATATATCCTCCATAAAAAAAGATGGCTACAATCTTCCGACTGCTGCCACCTTCCGGGTGAGTATTTGTATCCTTCCAGTTACTTCCATCTCTTCGTTTCGCTTTCAGGACACTATCATAGTATCATATACTTAACTGCCATTCACTGACATTTACTGCCAACTTTTAGGAATCTCCAGTTTTCTCAATGCGATGCTGTGAGTGCGGTACACTTCCCTCTGACTATACCCCACTCTTTTCGTCACATCCCACCATTCCATCTCTTTTACGTATCGATAATACAGCACGTCTCTTTCTCGTTCTCTCTGCAGCTTATTTATGCATCCCATGATCTCTACATAAGATCTTACGCTTTTCGTTTTTTCTTTTTCTATTTCCTTTTCCAGTCTTTCTTTTTCCGCCATATATCCAGACAGATCTCTATCCACACTGCTTCCATGTGGCATTCCATCATTGTTTTTCATCGATGGATACAACTTCATAGCCTGCAGCTCTACCAGCTGTTCCTCTAATCTTTCTCTCCTATGTACATGTGCACGATAGCTTCGCAGATATCTTTTTTTAATAATCTTTTCTTCATCGTTTCTTTCCATCGACTCTCCTTCTTTCTTCATTCTCTTTCTTATCGCATAAGGTACTTGATGAAACTCCTCACTCGCCTTTGCATCCGGTTTCTTGCTTGCCAGCATATCACAGTTGCTTCTGCCTATTCTTCTTTCTATCTTGCTTGTCCTCATATCATTTTCCTTTCTTCGGTGGTTTCTCTACTGGTGGTCTTGTCCGCTTTTCCGGATTCTCAACTTTTTTTGTCACGATTGCTCCTTTCTCCTCCGGCCGGTGCCGGAGGAAATCTATGTTGACTGGTTGCTGTGATACAATGCCAGCGGTACAAGCTTATTTATTCTTATATTTTCTCTGCCAACCAATCCAGCAGTCGAATCATTATCTTACACAGCCACGTCCTTTTCAATTCTCTTTTGAGTTTATTTGTTGCTTCAATGAATTCCTGACTGTCTTTTTCTTCTTTCTCTAATTCTTCCAGTGTTCTCATTATCTCATTCCATCTCCTCTTCTGGCCGGAAGGTTCATTCTCTTTGTTAGGAATTCTGCTCGCGGATCATCTACCTCTATTACTCTCGGTACGTTTATACCATGATTCCGCAGTTTTTCTGACAGTTCCCGCAGTTCTTTAACATAGCATTTAGCATAGTATTCTGTATTTTTCATTCCTGCAGGTGCATCTGGATACATCCATCTTTGATGCGGGTAAATTATTATATCGTCTTCGGATTTCATAAGCGTCTTAACTTGATGTGCTAATGTCCTCCCCGTGTTTCTGCCTTCTATCGGATATCCCAATCCTCTTGACAATATATATTCTTTTTGCCATTTCTCGAATTTAATTCCTAATGCGCTTTCGATCTCTTTCAATCTTACGATTCCCTCTGTTTTTCTTCTTTGTAGCATTTTATCCACCGAACATCTTGTCATATGCTCTGCTCCATCTACATCGTCTTCGTTTATTCGGAATCCGGATATTTCTTGATTCTTTACATCTTCAATCTTTATTAATATCCCGCCTAATGTTCCTCTCGTATCTTCCACGCATACTTTGAACTCTGAACTTTTATCGCCTGCCATTTGTTCTATTGCTCTTTTAACTTTTTCATAAATTCCCTGTTTTACTGTTATGTGCATCTTCTGACATCCTCCATCTTCATTTTTTCTAAAAATCAAATACAACTTTCGGTGCCTGTGTAAAATTAATACCGCATTCTGCTTTTTTTCCTCCTGGTTCTCAATTCTTCTTGTTTCTTTCTACATCATCATTTCTCTTCTTATCCCACCATTTTTCTATCTCCTTTACTGTGTGTTTTACACACGGAAAAATCACAGGATGTAGGAATGCTGTTAGCCATATCACGATGATCATGTTTCGTGTCATCTGCCTGCTCCTTTCATGAATTGGTTGTACATCTGTTTCTTCCATCCTGTTTCTGGTGGTGCTGGTTCACGGTTATGTTCGGCCAGAGTCCTTATCAGATCTTCAAATTCTGCTGCCGCCTGTTCTGAAAGTTCTTCCTTCAGGTTGACGTTGCTCATCCAGCTGAATCCGTATTTTTTAAGAATATCTTTTCTTGTCATTACAATTTACCTATTACCCTTTTTCCTTCTTCGGTCTGTTTCCATTCGTCGTACTCGTCCCATGTTTCTTTTGTAATCACCTCATTCCAGTCTTTTGGGTGTTCCTCCAAGATCTCCGGATGTTTTCGTTTTAAGAATTCTTTCATTCCAGGTGTGCCTAAAAATATCATTTTTTCTTTCTCCTCTCTTCTGTTTCCCATTTACACATGTTCCACCACTCGCAGAATAAGCAGCATCCCAGGCATTGGTTTGTCCATACCATTATGAACCAGTGTTTTAATTTTTCTTTTATCTCCATGTCATTCACCTCTTCTTATGCATCTCAGCAGATCTTCTACTCCCTGTGTGTAACCTTCTTTATACTTCTGAGCTTTTTCAAGCTCTCTGCTGCATTTGACACTTGCTTCGTGTTGCAGTCTATTGGCCGCTTCTTCTATCTGGTCATATTCTTGGCTGTTCAATGTTTCCACCGCCTTTCACCAATTCGATTGCTTCTATATATGCCTGTATGTAATCTTCTGCTGTATTATTGGCAATTTCATCAAGCTTATCCTTCGGTTTTTCTACCATTAATCTTCCGGCATATTCTATCTTGTCTTCCAGTTTCTTTACAATTGCTTCCGGATTGTATGCTGTAGTGTAGCTTTTCAGCATTTTGATTTCTATTCTGCAATCTTCTATGTTTCTCTTAATTCTTCGTACCTTTTCGTCTATGTCATATAGACTGCTGCCAGGCATTCTTCCTGATCTCCAGCGGTCAATGGCTTTGTATGAGCGTTTTATTTCTTCTTCAATCTTCTTTATTTCTGCATCTGCATCAATCAATCTCATCTAAATATCCTCCTGAATTATCCGTACTTTTCCATCGAATCTTCTTTATGTGGAGTATGTAATAACATTTTCCTTTTTCCGCTCCCCACTCTTCTTTTCCTTCACCCACCGACAATGAGCAGTCAGCTATGAAAGATGGGCAGTCTTTGGAATATCCATTATTGAACTTTACTTCAAATTGTGAACTCTTTTGAAGTGCAAAATCAGTGAGCCAGTTCGGATCCATTCCAAGCACTTTAGAAAATCTGCTTTTGTAATAATCTTTAATATCTCTATATTCTTCTTTCTTTTCTCCAGAAAGAATCATGTTGAACCACTTTCTTTTTATTGTTAGTGCCAGCATCGATTGATTTCCTCGCATTCTTCACAATCATCACAGTCTCCATCGCACATTACGTTGTCGCAATCATCTTTATCCATGTCAGAGCACCACATATTCATTACATTGCACCATTTCATCTCTCAGCACCTCCTACATCATCATTTTTTCCAGATACCATCTTTTTACTTCTTTCTCATGTTCTATCTGGTCTTCAACCAGATTTATTTCTTTCTCTACTGTCTTGAGTGCATTTACAATATATTTTTGTATTTCCCTATCGTCGTGCCAACGTATTTCGAAGCGCTTCAATGTGTTGAATTGTAGATTTATAGTTGTTCTGTATTTTCTTAAGAATTCCGGAAAACTCCTGCAAATAGCTATATACATGTAATCTGCGTTGATTTCTTCTTTTGGTTCTAATACTGCATATCTCGGATCTATTGCCCCAGGTTTCTGCAGTTGCCCGACATAATCATCTACTGCGCTCAGTTTTATGTAGCAGCTCCCTGCCTTATATGTTTTCTCAGTTACTGCCCGTTCTATATTGCATATTTCAGTTATGTGTATCTGTCGGCACTGTAGATTCATGTCTTTCCCCTTTCATTAAGCTCTGATGCTTTTTCACATTCCTTATGTCTTCCGGACTTCCTGTTAAGTTTTCAAGAATATCGTATAACCGGCTTTTGGTCTTTCGTTCTTCTGTCTCTATCTGGCCAAGAGTGTTTAGTATTGCTCCTATGTCTGGAAGTTCTTCTTCCTCAAAGATATCAACATATCTTGGAATGTTTAGGTTGTAGTCATTTTTCTCTATTTCCTCGTATAAGGCTCTATGAGCATATCTCTCTACGTCTGTTCTCTCGCGGAAACAATCAACTATTTTCTTCAGTTGCTGATCCGTCATGTCGTTTTGTGCGGATTGCTTTTGGAATTCTTCACTTGCGTCAATGAAGAATATATCTGGCGAATCCCGCTCCATGATCACGATACATACCGGAATGCTTGTATTCAGGAAAAGTTTGTCCGGAAGTCCTATTACCGCATTAATCAAGTGCTGTTTTATAAGCCACTCCCTTATTTTTCCTTCTCCTGCACCTCTGAACAGTACTCCGTGTGGCAGGATTGCAATCTGTCTTCCGTCTTCTTTCAGGTGCTGTAGCCCTCGGAGTAGGAAGCCGTAATCCGCTTTACTTTTCGGTATCGTAAATCCGACTATCGGATACCACTCTGCATCCGGAAATTTCATGGAATATGGCGGATTCATGATCACATTATTGTATTGACCTACTTCCCTATCTGTCTCTTCTATGATTGGGAGACTAATATCCTGATGTTTCGTCAACCTGTACACCTGATATGTTTCATCTCTCAAGCAGTCGTTCCGACTTATCCAACCAGTCAGCCCGTTCACACATGCGTCCAGAATTGCAAACGGGATTGTTCTTTCACTGTATTCCTGTTCTTCAATCTCGATATTATGTGTTCGTGCTGCCTCTTTACTGAGTGCGCCTGTTCCGGAACACATATCCAGGCAGCTGCCTTTCTTCATCAGATCCGCTACCAGTCTGCAGAGGCAGTCTGGTGTAAAATCTTGTTTCAATCTGTTCCGATCGCCCTGTTCTTCCTGGAACGTGTCACGAATATCGATTTTATTATCTTTTACCACCCTTATATATTTTTCTGCTTCTTTAGACATCAGTACTTCCATGATTGCGTCCGGCAATTTATAGCTTTCCTGCACTCGAAATATCTCTTGTAATGTCATCATGCTCATCCTCCAAATAATTCTTTATACCTAATGCTCGGAATTCTTCTCTCGTATGGGTTTCTTCGTACTTTCTCTGAAATATCCGGCATAATAGTTCACGCGTCTCTCTGCAATTATGTGCGGCTCTTGGTCCGTCTTTGTGGTGATCTCTACACAGATAGACTTTAAAGCCGTTCTCCTCACTGACTTTTCTCAGTCCGCCACCATAAAACACATGATGTTCTTCCGTGTACTGCTGCCGGCGGATGCCTTCCAGTCGGCACAGGAAGCATTCACCTTTTACTGTGTCTACGATCGGAGCTGGGTGGTGTTTCCTTTTTTTCTTCCTGGTTGG